GGATTGTGTGGAATGTCAGTGAAATAAACCCCAGTATTATGACGAGTCATTTCGCCATTGCGTACAATGACCGCATCTGTGTGTGGCACAAGGTTTAATATCTGTTGTCGATCACCAAAGTCGATATCAATGTCACTGCGAAATTTCATAGGTATTGTGCCCAACGTAAAGCAAATAGTGTGGCATACGAGTCATTGACACCGTAGAATCTAAAACGCACCTCCTGCGATTTGGGTATAAACGACCAATCGTAGTCCTGATCAGGTACCATGCCCTGTTCCTTGCACCATCTACTGATCTCAGCACCCAAGGTGGCACGCCAACCCAAGATGCCCATACCATCGGGACGCACCTGATCCAGTTTCAATGTCATGCTGATCATAAACCGGCTGCCTGCAGTATTTCTTTGACCCAGTCAACATCTGCGGCATAGTGATGGAAACGATCAAACCAATAAGCAGGATCAATTTGTGGTAGTATCAACTCGGATTGATCTGCACTAAGCTGTTCGAGGAATTCAATTCCACTAGTGCAGTTATAACACACCCACGGACTAATTCGTCCTGTGGAGATATGGTGTATAACACGATTGGTATTGCCGTAGCGAAAATAATCGTTAAAGCCATTCTTAAGTTCTGGATGATGGTCTGCATAGTTTTGCATCTCCTTTAGGGCACGTTCAAGTGCATCTTGCACTGGTTCTCGTCGTATGTAGTCGGCAAGCCATTCTGAATAATAGCTGTCACGGCACCACTGATCCAATTTCTTGTTGTTCTTGAGCAACCAATTACAATAGTCTCGAGCATTGACAGCACGTACATCCACCATGTACCTGCCAAATCGCACAAACGCTGTGTAATAGGAACTGGCTGCAAAATCAGCATAGGTCTTGCTCTTGGTTGATCCCTGTGTCAGCTCGTAAAAACGTAGATAACTTTGGAATCCAATTTGAACACCAACTTCTTTTTCCTGTTGCCAACGACGTTTGCTTTCGCACTGATGCGCTGCCAAAGTGGATTCTTTGGCAAATGTGCGCTCGCAGTAGCGACACTTATAGTTCGGCTTTGATTCGCTTGTCGTCCCAGCCGAATTCTCTAGCCAGATTTTTAAGATCGTCTCGGGTGTTGATTTGTTCAAGTAATTCAATCTCGTTGGGTCTCAAATTGGGGTACAGTTCAGTCAAGAACTTTTTTGCCTTGTTGTCGCCTTCTTTCTTTTTGCCAGCCAACCAGTAATGCCGTTGCAGTCCCAGGCCCGGGCTGGCAGTTGTACACACCAACCACTGCAGTTTTTTGTGTTGCGAAGTACTTATATCAAAAAAGTTCTTGTTTACACGTTCGTTAGTGGCACGTAGATACCACTCTTGCATGGCTGGATCACCATCTACTGATGCACTATAACGCAACATCAAGTAAGGACTAAACTTCTTACGTTCCTCGTCAGTGAGACTGTCGTAAAAGCCCACATCCTTGCGATCCAGAGCCGCTGTTTCACTTTTGACTGTTAATTTATCACTCATCGCTGGGTGTCAATCCGTTGCTGTGTCGATCGTTAGGAGTATCAACATCTTGGAACAGGCGTTTTTCTTGCTGTGTTAATTCTTTAAATGTCTTACGAGGATTGCTACATAACACGCATTTTGGATCACCGCAATTCATGGCATGATGTTTGGCAAACTTGTGTGGCTCTTTCACAGTCATACCATGCTCTTTTGCAATCTTGGTCTGCTTCTTGACAGCGTTTTCGTCTTTTTGCAGACGTTTAGAGTGCTTGAATTTGTCTTGTTCAGTGCTCATGATTACTCCTATACTGGATGATGTTCGACATTGTTTTCTTGTTCTAACAAACGATAAAACATTATAACACGTTCCAGCTCTTCACGCAAGCCTTCATGTTCAAGTGCCATACGACGAATGTCGCCCCAGAGTTTATCTTCTTTCAAGTGGTCGTACAATGGGCGACCATCACGGGTTCTAGCGTCCCAACCGATTGCGACTCGGGTACTGGGATCACTGCCTTGCTCACGTGCATAGGTTACATCGCCCACACGTTCGTACACGTATATTGCACCATGTTTAAGATTGCCCATATCACCACGCCTTGCTGAAATCTACCACTTCACTGACCCTGCTGATTTCTTTCACACAATACACACACAGGCTGCCTGGTGTGTTGGCCTCAAGTGGTATGGCCAACATCTGCCCGGGCTTGAGTTTGGGGAAATACCATTTGACATCTTGATAGATGTCCAATATTTCGATGGGGAAGAACTCGGGTTTGAAACTGCTGATAGGGTTAAATGCAAATGCACTAAATCCACGATCGTTTATGCTGGTAAACGGCACAACCTCCAAGTCACCTAGATCTTTCTCGCCAATCAGGATCTGCCAGTCCACTGGCATTTTGATGGTGTGTTCGCCAATCTTTAACACCAAGGCCGGACTGTTAAAACTTTCCAAAAAGATCAAGGGAATGTAAAAGTAATCGGGTTCCTTGGGGTTACTGTTGTCCAGTACACAAAAGCGCATGTCCTCGACTTCATCGGGGATCTCGCTCATTTCATATGCTGTATTGTTGTCTAAAATTAATATACGCATTTATTGCCACTCCACTTTCTCAATTGTGAAAGGGTAGCTGGCCTCCTTGTAAAAACTTTTTCTTTTGGTCAAGTGACGTTTGGCAAACTTGCAGGTGCTGGTTATGTCCCAGATTTGTACAAAGTCCTTGTCTTCCGCTTTTCTAATACCTCGCCCAATACTTTGTATAACTCGTGTAAAGCTCTTTCCGGGTTCCACAAGAACCAAATTAAAAATACGTGGGATATTAATACCCACAGCGGCAACGCCATAAGTCGCCACAATAATTTTGTCACTACTGATTGCCACTTCGTCATATTCGGCCTTTCGGTCGGCGGCCTTGGTGCCACCAGAAACAAAAACTGCTCGGTCACCCAAATACGATGTCAGCAGTTTGCCACTGGCAATTCGGTCTACCAAGACCAAGGTGTTACCATTTTCGTTTACACGCAGAATCATACCGGCCAAATGCGCCACACGGGCATCGGTCTCGACTAGATATTTTAGTTCAGTTTGGTAGTTGTTGTATTCCACATGATCCACCAATTGCAAGATGTTGACATGGCAGTTGGCCAAGTGACCAGCATCCTGTAGATCCTTGGCTGCAAGGCGTCCCACAATGGTACCCAGACTACAAAAGATAGCATGGTATGCATAATCTTCTTTGGGTATGGTTCCAGTCAGACCCCAACGTATGGGTATACGTGCCATGACACCGGTCAGCAGAGTTTTCAGTGCATCGGCCTTGGCCATGTGTACTTCGTCCACAATCACACACACCACATCTTGCAAGAATTCGCCAATTGTGATATCGGCATCATGACTCTGTGATTGTTTGAGCAAGATGTTGAGACTTTGCCAAGTGCATATGGTGTGTGTGCGACCAAACTCTTTACGATCGCCAAAATATACACCAGTATCCAGTCCCATGTTTTTGTAGTCGGCTTCGGTTTGTGTCACTAGACTCTTGTTGGGCACAATGACCAAGCTACGACCATGCGGTTCCACACTTGCGCTAAGAGCCGCGGTCATGAGAGTTTTGCCAGCACCAGTGGCAATTTCCTGCAGGCTTTGTGGATTGCTTAGAAAGTTATTGATCAACTCAACTTGGTAATCACGTATCATGATGGGCTGGCCCGCACGAGGATGCCCGGGAGGCCAAACACGATCAGCAAATGTGTTTTCATCTACAGGATCAAATGTGTAATTGGTCTTGTAGTTGCGTTGATCATCAATGTCAATGTCGTAGCCGGCATTGTCTAGATAGGTCAAGATCTCGGGCAAGAGATTTATGTAGGTGCTACCACTCAGCTGAAAGTATGATACTTTGCCGTCCCAGCGTCCTAGTCGCACACTGGGTTGATATCTAGCTCCAGGAATTTCAAATTTGAATTTGTTAACTAGATTTTTACGATCGACTAGTTCAAGTCCTTCAATTTTTACATTCACTTCATCACGTATTACAAGATTAGCCTGCAATTGTTTTAGCCCCACCGAATGTGGATCCGGTATAATAAATTACTTTTTCAGCTTGCTGAAGCATGTGTTGTTTCTCCGATCCGTGTAGCATGGCATGAGTACTTATCAGTAATGGAATACGATGTTCCCATGTGCGCTTTAATTTATTTAAGTATACACACCTTGCACCTGCAAAGTCAATGGTTTTTGTAAATTTTTTATCCGTGGTGTCGTAGAAATCCTTGGGAGCAAACATGGCCCGAGCAGTATCTCTTAGCCGATTGCTGGCATCGGGTTCGTAGATGTATATTGGCCAACGTCGAGTCAGTGTAGCATATTCTACCATGGTTTCTAACATGACTGCACCATCATCGTAGGGATCGTGTCGTGTCCAGTGGCCATGGAAATTTTGAATCAAGTCCACAGTGATGGGTCGATGTTGCTGTTCTAGACTCTGCAGAATTGATGGGTGTACTGTATAGCCCAACAAGGCCGAATTGTCCACAAGACTCAGCAGGTTATCGGCATGCACGCCACCCAAATTATCTTCTATGTATTGATACAACGATGATTCTGCATTGGTGATGGTGATGCCTTGGTCGGTAGGCTCTAACTGTATGCGGTATTCGGTCTGTTCGCACTCGGTAATCAATTTCATGAGTTGACTGACCTCAGGGGCAATTTCAAATTGATTCGCTTGCCCAAATGCAACAGCCCAACTCACATTGTATTCAGATAAATCCAGTATCCAAAGTTTGTCATCACGATCGAATTTGAACCGGCCCTGGCTCATTTTGGCGTCGGCTGTGATTGCAGTAATTAGATTTTTCTCATAGGCAAATTTCAGCACAAGATTGCCGTTATCAATATAAATGCGGCGGCTGCGATCTACCGTGCGTAGTGGTAGTCTAAATTTTGGATTTGTGATATGATCAGACACATCTAGGCCGTATGCCAGTAGTTGTCTCCGGTATTTGATCACTATTTTGTGCGCCAGTTCACCCTGTCGATCAGTCAAGGGTTTACCATTCAAGGCCTGTACTGCTAGGCTTTCGGTCACATTGACATCGTAACGAGCCAATCGTATTTCAGTGCCTGCAGGAACTGCTACATTGAGCTTTACTGTAAAACCAGCAATTAACTCAAGGTAATCCTCAATGAATGGCAAAGATTTTAAAGACATGAAGTTGGCACACTTACTTACCGTTTTCTCGAAGTTGTTTAGATAACAAGGTCAATTGCTCGATCATGTTATCACACCCACATTGGTTCATGCTTAATCTTGTGTGACCAATTTGTAGCACAATGCGCTGTGCACCGATGCCAAGGAAGTAACAGACTTTGTCATCGTCTTCTTCCTTGGATTTGGTCTGGGCTTGATCGATAAAGGGTGTGGTTTCAGGCATGTGGATCTCGGATCGATCAAAAAAGTTAAACATG